TCCAGATTCAGCTCTCTTTTGAGCGTATACTTTAGGATTAGATTGATATAGAGCTGTGCGCTCTGCATGCGTCATGTCTGCGAATTTTTTACCAGTAGATACTTGTTGACTGGCTTCTGGATTCGGAGGAGTAGTTTGAGAACCTGCTCCAGCTAGTACCTTTTCAGTTGCAACTTGTAAAGCGTTTTTCCATTCAAGTTCATACGTGTTGATAAGCTCACGTGTTTCACTATCAGTGGAACCTACAAAGCGATCAATTAGTGAAGCTGGAAGTCCTTTTTCTGATGCTAACCCTAAAGCAGTAGAACGTTGGAGCGCAAATTGCTTCTCTTGTTCTGCCTTTTGGAACATCATTTTTAACTCTTGGATTTCTTTTTGCTCTGGAGTCGCTGAAGGATTCAACTTCGCTACAGCTTCATCGATTTCTCGTTGCAAGTTATTTTGCTTCCAAGCGTTAATTCCTTTAGATACATGGCTATCAATCTTTGGTTGAATAAACTTCTTGCCATCCTCTGAAGATAAGAATCCGTCAACTGTCTCGGGTGTAAGGAATTGACCTTGAAGTGTTTGTTTTGCTTCTGCATTCGTACTGATAAATTCTTGTACCTGTTCTAATGTAATTTCCATTTGAGTCTCCTTCTGAGTGCCTTATAGCCCTCTTAAGTAGTTTTGTGTGATTTTTATAAAGCTTTTCCACCGATCTCTACAGGTACTAATGTGCAACGACAGTGAGGGTGTAGAGGAATAGGTGGGTTGTTATCTATTTTGTATTTCTTACCGTGGAGAGCCGCACACCTTGCACAAGTTCGTCTTTCTAAAGTAGCTAACCACTCGACTTTAGTTACTCCATAGTCCCTATACGATTGGTTTGCCGCTTCGTTGTAAACTCGTGATGTTTCTGTGCGAGCGATTCGTTTTGCATAGTAAGCGCCAGAATCCATCTTTTCTTGAATGTGTTTTGCATACTGAGGGATTCCCCATCCTTTTGCTAAACCTTCAATTAAGATTTCGTTCAGAACCTTACCAGTTTTAAGGATTGATTTATTTACACTGGTTTCAAAGGCATATCCTCCATAGTTAAAAAAAGCGGCTATACCAATCGCTCCAGTAGGTAATATGTTGAAAGTATTCTTCGGGTCAGCAATCTTAGAAAGTATCTTATCATGTGCCTCTTTGGATACTTCATAGATGTCTGAAAGCTTTTGTTTTAATTCAAGATTCACTTCTAAGCCTAACGATGTAAGCTGCGCTTCAGTTTGTGTTATAAGGCTTGATAACCTATCTCTTTGAAGCGAAGCGCCTAAACTGTCTTGATTAAGGACTTCGATAAAGTCGGTCATCAAAGATTCATAGATATGTCGGTATCTCTTATCTAAGGTGTCAAGGTAATCTTCTAAGTTGTCATGCATCTCTTTAGCGACTCTTTCAGTCTCCTTAATTAACCATGCTTGTTTTTTGGTAATAGACATTACTTATCATCCTTTGGTGGTTCGCTTGGCTCTGAAGCTTTTGGAGGCTCATTACTTCCTGGTGTTGTTTTTTGTAAGAAAGGATTAGCACCCATTTCTTTTTCAACGGAAGCTTCTTGCTCTTTCTTGATCTGCTTTTCTTCTTCTGTTTCGTTGTATTTGAAAGGGAATTGACGTCTGAGGGTCTTCTTACTGAATAAATCGGGAGGAACTTTCGCAGCCAATTCTGCAAGTTCAATGATATTCGCAGGTAAGTTACGTACAAATGTAGGTTCCAAGATGTCATCTTCTAATGGAGAAACAAGACCTTGCTTCTTAGAGAATAGTTGTTTCATTAGTTCATGACGTTGATACAATGCCTTTGTGAACTTTCTCTCTTTCTGAGATGTTTTGTCTTCTAAGTCCTTCATTTTCCACTTGATAGCAACACCTGATAAGTTAGAAGCGAATTGCTCATCGTGCAGATTGGGAACTTGGGCAAATTTATGGATATCTTGAGTGAGACGATCCTTAATGTTCTCTAGGTGTTTATCATTCGTGGGCTTAGTCAGGAATGAAGCATCTCCGGTTCCATCCACAAGCATTACTCTTTGACGCTTCATATTTTGAATGTCTTCTTCATCTGTTCCAGACATATCTCTCAGCAACAAATAAGAGTCTGCCCAATATTCAACATCGTTGATAGTATCAGAAACCACTTTGTTATAAGCGTCAATTAGAGGGATAACTGTTTCAAAAGAGCTTTTACGTTCTTCGTTATTGAGGAATTCAACTACAGGGAGAGAGTCAAACATGTGCTTGGCTGGCATTCCTATATCAATGTCTGTTCCTTGGTCATCTGTACTTATAGGAGTGACGAACTCAGAATCATAAAGTTGAATATCAAAGTATCGTTTTTTTGTAATTGTATCTTCACGTTCAACCCACAAACAAAATGCAATAGGAGTTTCTAGCATATCCGGAGTGTAGAACATGACTCCGTTCTCTGGGGAAATGTACTTAAAGCGATGAATCGGTTTTTCTAGCTTGTTTTCTATCCAATGAAGTTCGAAAGCGTGACCTAACATATTAGAAAGCTTGTCCAACTCATAATTGACATCGTCTGCATGGTTAATGCTATTTAGCTTAATAATTTCATCTAATAAACGTTGATTCTTACATTCGAAGGAAATCGGCTCACCAGTAAAATAACTAGAAGCTGTATCCACAATAATCTTAGGGAAGTTATGAGAAACCCTGTTATTTGGTTTGGTAGGATCGTCGAAGCCACGCAAATCAATATTGTGATATCCCTCGTAGTATCTACGTAACATAGCATAGTCGCCTTTGGTGATATTCTCTGACCGAACAACTTCGATAATCTTTTTAACGTCTCGCGCATCTTTTAAGTAATGTTTTCTACGTGGTTTTAATGTAGGCATTACAATGTGTTGGTATGTTTGTAAGTTTGAATCAGATATGGTTATTCCTCCTTTCTACAGACCTAGCAAGGCTTTATTGATAGATCTCGCTCGATTGCGAGGCATTACTTCTTCTAGAGCGTAACGTAGAGCATCTAAGATGTGGTTAAAATTATCTATTGGTTCATTTGTATACTCATTTGTTGACTTATCTTTTTTGTATACATAGTTCTCAAGCTCAAGTTTTGTCTTCTCACATTTAGGGTGAACAATAATCTTGAATTGCTTGATAAATTGAATTCCATGATTGATGGAATCTTTACCCTTGCGTGCGGGCTTTACACGATAGATACCTAGTCTTTTGAGTTCTTCAATCGACTTAGGTTCTGATGAATCAGCTATGATTCTTTGTTTTGTATATTGTTTGTAAGATAACATGTTGTAAATGTCTCTGTTCGTCATAGCTTTTTCGTAGTGTTCATCGTAAATATAAAGAATCTTATTCTTCATATCAGGAATTGCACAAACTAAAGTGGTAGGATCCTGACTGTAGCCAAAGTCCATGCCGTGATATGACTTCAATCCTGATTTAAATAAATCCATGACATTAAAGTCAGATACTTCCCAGTTTTCGTATATGGTTTTACTCAATGTTGCGAACTCACCAAGCGCGTAAATCTTGTAGTAAGCGTTATTTGTTCTCATAAGATCATGGAGTGAATCAATATACGTTTGAGGTAAGAACTTATTATCCTTATATGTGGTGTGGACAACTTTACAGCTCTTCGGTGGTTTCGTTTCGTGGAACATTTTATAAACCCAATTTGCTTTGGATGTCGGGTTATACATGAGGACTATCTGATTGTTTTTCTTCTTCGAACGAAGTCGGAGATTTAACTGCGAATAGTCATCGAGGGTTAATTCTGTAGCTTCTTCAATTAGAATGTCATCCAGACCTTGGATAGATTTAATCTTCTCTGGATCATCCATCCCTTTGAATATGATTTCGGAGCCGTTTGGAAGTTTGATACTGAAGTTTGATTCTGATATCTTGCAGTGTTCTAAAATGCTGAATGTAGATAAAGCCTTCTTGAACTCAGCGAAGATAGATTCACGTATTGTATTTGTGACTTTACGAACAACTAGCATCTTCCGTTTGTTCTTCAAAAGCTTAATTACAGAGCGTTGCACTCCAAATACAGACTTTCCAGAACCAGCTCCGCCATAAAGAACTAATAATCGTTCTTTAATATTGAGATAAGGTAGGTAACATTCATTGAAGAATCGCTTCTTAATTGTAATGTTAATTTGAGGTTGTTCTTTCATTGAAGTCCTCCTTCCTCAGTAAGGCCCAGGAGTAAAGTTAGGAGGGATTCCATGATCACGATATTCAATTGAGGAGAGAAATCGGGGAACTCCTGAGCTTTACTCAGAAAAGAGGATTTGAGGATACTAGCTATCTAGCACCCTCATAAGTGATTATTCTTCTGTTTCTTGATCTTGGTCAAACTCTGTATCATCTGACATATCAATATCAACTACAATCGTTGTTTCTTGAGATTGTTGGATTTTATCAATGAATAACGCATGAGACTTACCTAGCAGTTCTAATGCTTTCAAACTGTCCCTATTGTCCACTTTCTTCACTACTTTTTGACCTTTAGGGGTAATATGAACATCATAAGTATCTTCACGGGCAATAGAAGTTAAACGTTCGAGGACTTCTTGAGCAGAAGCAATTTGTCCGTCCCTATCACCTTTTGCAAGCCAACTAAGGTAAGCACGAGACTTTTCGTATGAAGCAATTCGATAGATCGAACCAACGTGGAATTCAAACTTATTAGCTACTTCTTCGTAATTGAATTCAGAGGCTACAAGTTCACGAAGGATAGAACGATGTCTCTCTTTGAGTTTTCGTAGGTCTACACCATTCCATTCGGGAGGATCAGAGGGGAATTTCTCTGTGTGGTCTACTTTTTTAGTCATATTGAATTCTCCTTTCTGGTTTAAAATCGAGGGCGATGTTTTGGGGGAAAAATTTGGGAAGACCGGCTGACGTGTGCAAATGAAATTTTATATATTGTGACTACATCCAGCCCAAAAAATTTTTTTTGAAGGTACCCCCACCTACTAAAATTTATTTTTTTAAAAACAAAAAATAAAAAAAGATAAATGGCAGAGGAATAAATAAAGTAAATAACAAATAATATTTTCTTTTGTTATCGAGGAATAAAACAAAGATAAGACATAGTAGCATCATAGTAAGAGATAGAGAGGACACACACTATCAGTAGTATGGTACTATGGTGTGATGCTGTGTGGTGGTAGGTAGTAGCTGACGAGTGGTGACACACAGTAGTGTGGTGGCAGGTAGTAACTGTTGTATGTGGTAATCAGTACTGAGTGATATGTCTAACACTTTATGAATCATCATTCAAAGTGAGGATGACGAGAAAGGATAGTTGAAGTATCTGAGTAGCTATCCGATGTAGGTATTTAAGCTAGGGTTTATACTCTGCTAATCTTCCCAGTAAAATCTAGGTGTGTTTAGTCTTTAGAAAAATACACCTGTTTAATCTAGAAATATTACCAGTACTTTATTCTTAAGTATGTGATGCATTGCACATTCAAGTTACATAATACATGTTAC